AGACGATGTCTCCAACATTCGCAGAAGCACCCGACAATTCACCAATCAGATTCTCCCCAGCAACGAACGATCCTTGCATGTTCGTCACGTAAGCATAGTTGCCGTCCCACTGGTGGAAGTCGGCGTTTGCTGACGCCATCTCGACCTGATACACCTTCTCATCCTCTTGGAACGAGCCGTTCACACCTGACGTGTTGAGACGGTAGCGTTGGTCAAATGTGAGGAACGACGTTGTCACGCCGCCGACGTAGATCGAGTCGACGTTGGCGTGAGCGTTCGATGTGGCACCAACAATCGGCAAGCCTGTTGTGAAAATGCCGACTGCATTCGCGATGAGGAACACCGTTGATGCAGCTGAATCAAGAATGCCTGTTGCAACTGAGCCTGCCACGTTCTGTGTGACCACCTCTCCAGCAACGAACGATCCTGTGACCTGCGTCGTGTTCGCAGCGTGCACTTCGATCATGTTCCACTTCGGATCTTTGAGCAAACCGATCTGGCGGTAGTCGTTCACATCCGGAATTGTGTTCGCTTCGTTGTTTGCAAACGAGACCGAAACGCCAAGATAGCGTGCGCCCAACTCGCTGTATACATCCGATCCATGTCCGCCTTTTGGACCGATGATAGGCAGGATTACAGCAGTGTTCGACACGCCACTCGTATTGCCAGTCACGATGGCAGTTGCATACGTGTACAGCTCACCACGATCAATCACCTCGATCCTCGTGATCGAGTTTGCTGATGCTGTGTTCACAACTGCTCGTGCAATTGCGCCTGCACCGTCTCCGACGATCGTTACGCCTGGAGTGATTTCATACGTCGATGTTGAATCTGGTCGTGGGAAGAATTCTGAATCGACGACAACACGCTTCGAAGAAGCAGCAACGATATAATCGGCAATGCGGCGAATCTGGCCAGCACCTGTACCGGAAGTGATGTAGATGACAGAGTCATTGTAGAAGTTGTTGTTGTCATTAGCTGTGTTTGCAAGACCGAAAACTTGGTTGTTACCGCCGACAGCGATGTCGCCAGCAGTAAAGATCCCCGAGAGGAACGTGTCGTAGTTGCTGCCACGATATGAGACGTCGATGACGTCGATTGCACCTGCAACCGCGTTCGCTGTGACTGCTGAGTCAACAACGACGGGGAGGTACTTCTCCGTGGCGAACTTGTCGAATGTGCTCTTCGGCACCTGGAACATGTACTTCCACACGTATCCATCGTACGTCCGGTAGTACTCATCATCAGCGCCCGTCTCGAAGTAGTTTGGTTGAACGATCGATGCAGCGCCATCATTGTTGTCCAAGCACTTGAACACGTAGTACGCCGAGTACGCATTGACGACAGCATAGAACGGCTGCCCTGTCAGATCCATCGTATGGTCGTATTGTTCAAACACTGCGCCGCGTGACCAGTCATGGCGCTCGATCATCAGAGCAACGTCTTGGTCAAGCACTCGCTTGCCAAACACCATCTTCTGGTATGGCTCATAGAACGAGTTGTTGATGCTATCAACAGGAGTCGGTGTGACCGATTCATCGTCGTACGGCGTGTGGTTAGAGACGAACACGTAGTACACGGAGTTTGCGACTTCCGTGATCGATTCCTTGAACTGGCGCGCCGTGTGGACGCGCATGTCGGTTGTAATAAGTCTCGTTGACATTTACCGTACCTGAATTACGACAGATTGAACATTGGCCGTTGCACCGCTTGTGTTTCCTGTGATCGTTTCATTCTTCGCGAACGTGCCGTTTGCGCTCGTTACTGTGATCGTTGCTGTGTTGGTTGCCTGTGCTGAGATCAAGAATACCTCACGTGATCGCGCAGCAACAGCCAACTCATTAACCCAATCAGTACTTAGGTCGGCTCCAGCAATCGCCATGTCGCCACCTGCGTGAGAAACCGCAAGACCGACGATTTGGTTGTTCGTTGCAAGGACAGTTGCGGCCGGCCGGCCAAGATCGGTGACTGTTGCTGTTCCGATTGCGCCGCTCACGCTACCCTCAACCGGAGAGCCGATCACGAACACGCCTGAGCCGTTCGCAAACGAGATTGTCGTCTCGTCAACCCCAACAACCTGGGCCGTTACTGCACCCTGCGTGATCGTCTCGTTGTTCGAAAACGTACCAGCGACACTCTCAAAGCCGATCTTGCCGATGTACGGGCCGTACACAGCATCGCCAGCCAGGAATACGCCATTCGCTCCTGATACGACGATGTGTGATGCGTTTGATGTCGTGATGTTTGCTGCGATCGAGCCGTTTGCAATTGCAATCGTCGATCCGTCAACAAACGATCCCTGGACATCGCCAACGGTCAGTTCAATCGATGGTGACAGCTTGTAGAGCAGAGATGGGTACGACACAAGTCCGGCGTCACCGCCGACTGTCGAGAGCACCGTGTTCGCCATCGCGCCGACAACAAGCGCTGTGTTCGATCCAAGCGCGATTTGTTCGCCCGCAACGAAGTTGGCCGACACTGCGTTTGCACTGATGTCAACAACATTCTCGAGCGTGTGCTGGTATGTCGACAGCATTGCATCTGCTTCTGACTTCGAAATGAACCGGCCGAAGAACTTCGTGCCTGCAACGTGTGCGACCTTCTTCAGCAGCGACGCGTATACGTCAAGGCTGATCTTCGACTGGATCTCGTATGAGAAGTCTTGGTAGTATGTGCCGTCGTGTAGCTTCTTGTCGTCGGAAACAAACGAGTTCGTGTCCTTGTAGTGGCCCTCGCTGATACCCTGCTTCGTCACAATAGCACGTGCTGTCACGACTGAGTTGCTGTTCTCACCAATCAGAGAGATCGTTGAGTTCGGCATGTAGCCGATACCTGCATCGATCACCTCTACTGTGGCAACAACCGAGTTCGCTGTCTGCACGCTACCGACGATCTCTGCATCAAGACCGATCTGTGGGTGAGCTGGACGGGGTGTCACGTCAACGATCTGAGCAGTCGTACCTGAGTCAACGTTGATGATTGTCGATCCGGCGGTGAACTCCTGCACGTACGAGATCCGCTGCAGCGTCAATGTGCTGTTCGCTGCAGTCCAGTCAACAACGAGGCCTTTCGCTGATGTCAGCACGGTGTTCGATGTGATCACCTGCACGTTTGCTGTCGTGCCGGACGTCGCGCCGTTGATTGTGAGACCTGTCTGGAATGTGCCGATGACATCCAGCACACGAAGCAAGCCAGAGTTCGCTGTGATGTCTGATGAGTATACGGTTGCGATGTTGTTTGCTGCGCCGTCATACTGCCACACGATTTCGCCATCTTCGAATGCGCCTGATGCGATGTCAACCGTCAAGTCAATCACAGACGTGCTTACGTCCGTCTGGCGTACATACTCGCCTGTGTTGAACGATCCGTTTTGAACATTGGCAAGCTGCATGACAAAGTCGCGCTTGCCAGCGCCGGCCGTGAACGGCTCGAGAACAACAACGAATGGAGAGCGGTTGTAGCCTGCGCCTCTGTTAATTGCTGACAGCGTTTCGATCCGACCAACCTGCATGTTGCTGAATGTCAGCAAATCGAGGATGACGTTTGAGCTGTTGCCTGACGGCATCTTTGGGAAGCCATACTCCGTTGCATCGAGGTCGAGGCCAAGATACGCAACGTCGTTGAAGTTGTTTGAGCCAACGAAGTCCTCAGCAACACGGACAGTCTCTTTCCATGAGAGCGTTCCGATATCAAACGACGCGTCTGCACCGAGCGATACTTCGCTTACATGCTGGTTGAATGCCCACGGCACTGCATTAACTGCTCCGCTCGTGCCGCCGACTGTTGTGATCGTTACCGGCGATGTGTTCGCGAGCCATGTGTAGCCTGAGCCGCCCGTTGTAACAACGACAGATGCGATGTTGCCTGTGTTCGTCGTGACGATCTCACCAACGGCACCACCTGTGCCGACCGCAACAGTCTCGCCGTTGACGTATCCCTGGCCAGGTGTTGTGACAACAAACTTCGCAATCCCTGTGTTCGCGTCTGAGTAGATCCGGTTGCCAGTTGTTGATACAAACGATGACGTCACGTTGATCGTGCCGATGAACGCTGTGTTCGTTCCAATCGTATTACCGCTCGCAGACGTATCCGTCGTGAGGGAGATTTGCGCAACCTTCGTGTTGCCCGCCGTATAGATCAGGACGTTCGCTGCGCTGATGAACTTGTCCTTGTATGGAGCAACGACGATCGTGCCGTTTGCGGCACCGAGCGGTTGGTCAACGGAGAGGACAACGCCGTTCGAGAAGTGAACGCCGTTTGTGTAGTAGTTGTCAACGACATCGCCGACAGCGAAGTTCGCATTGGCAGAGATGAAGTCGATTGTCTCGATTGGCTGGTGCACCGTGGCGAACCGAGCGAACGATGTTGTGTTCGTTACGCCGAGCACCTTCTGTGAGACGAGGACGTACGCGTTTGACGTGTAGCCCCAGCCGCCGTCCGTGATGTTGAATGATACGACGCCCGCCTCTGTCGTGATCCCTGTGACGCGGACCTTTGCACCCATTCCGTCTTCGCCGAGAACCGTCAGCACATCGCCGATTGCGTATTCTTCACCGCCGTCGATGATCTCGAGTTCCGTCAGCGAACCAACGATGCGAGGTGCGTCCTCGAGGACACCATCTTCAGAGACGAACTCCGAATACATGAAGTTGCCACGGACGTTCGAGATGAACGCGACGTTGATGTACCGACCAGCAACACGGCGGCGGATGATGTTCTCAACGAACGCCTGTGCGCCCGAGCTCGAGCCAGTGATCTCTTTACCTACGAGCGATACGAGGCGTGGGGAGTCTACGAGCTCGATGTACTTTGGCTGCAACCAGTGTCCGGCAGAAAGACGGAACACATCACGGCCAGGGTAGTACACATCGATCACATCCCCGAACTTCGCACGCATGAAAATCTTCAGACCCCGCTCCGTGCCCTTCGCACGGTAGAAGTCCATGATGTGCTTGATCAGGAAGCGGTTCGACGTTGAGCTCTCGTCCAACGGGAAGTCACGGAGGTACTTCTCTTTGAAGTGAACAACGAAGTCGTCGATCGTCTTGTCGATGTCTCGATAGTCCGGCAGACGACGGGCATGGAACACAGGACCTTCCTGTGTCTCCATCCACTTGTAGTACTCTTTCGTAAACTCAATGAAGTCGACGCCCTCTTTCTGGTAGAACTGAGGGAACTGCTGCTCGATGATTGGGCTTACAAGGTCTTCAACATCCTTCATGCTTACTCTCTCACGCTGACTACGGTCACGTCGATGTCCTCTTCAAGGACCTTGAGAATGCTGTTCAACTTCACTGAAATGTCTTTGTTGCGTGCACGGGCGTAAATCTTGATGCCACTGCCGTCGTAGCTCTGCGGCTGGAAGTCAAGCAACTGCACCTCACCCGTCTCATAGTTGACTGTGCCAACCTGACGGAGCGTGCGGTGTGTTTCGTTCTCGAGCGTGTAGATGAACAAGTTGCCAAGGCCATCGTCGTCGAAGAAGCACACCTTGCCGTTGTACACAAACCGGCTTGAGTACACGTTGTTCTCTACGCCTGCCTCGTGCGATGCTGTTCCGTCCATGCCAAGACGAACGGTCTTCTCGAGTGGCATCTTGAACTCGATTGTGTAGTTCGATGATGTGCTTGTCGAAGGCGTGAACACCTTGATTGGGCGGATCTCTGTGTCGTTCGAGATGATCGAAGGATCGACCTCATCGATCATGCCAACGAGACGTGAGTAGCGGAGCGTGACGTCGAAGTCTTCCAGCTCGTCCAGCGAGTAGTTCGTCAGAGCAGCAATCACTGCAGTGCGGATGTCCTCAGCAGAACGCTTCGTTGTGTTGACGTTGTACGTCACTGTCGTGTTGACGTCGATGTAGAGGAAGTCTGGGTCAACAATGACCGGCGTGATTGTCAGCGGCACCTTGTCAACGATGAAGTTGAAGTACTGCTCCTTGTTGCTCTCAGGAACGCCGTCAGCACCCTGCACGTCGACCGAGATGAACACACGACCGAACTGCGGCGGATCGACTTCTTCGCCGCCGTAGACGTTGATCGATTGGATCTCTGGGAACTCGCGAGTGAGCAACAGTTTGTAGTCGTTTGTCGTGATCGCACGCTCTTGAACTTGCAAGTAGCGAGGCGCGTTCAAACGAATACTCTCAGTGGTTTCCGCAATCGAACCACCACGCGCTACCTCAACCGTCTCCACAGATACATTCGCGTGGCCGTCGATAGCGCCATCTGATACGAATGTACGCGCTCCATTTGGCAGTTCACCATGAGTAGTTCTATACTCAACGACAACAACGGCACCGTCTTTTGGACGACGACCAAAGTTGCCATCACCGAACACGACTTCGTATTGGCTGTTCTCTGCGGGCTGGAGGAAGAAGATTGTTGACGTGCTGTTCGCTTGGTAAAGCGTTGAGGCAACGGTGTGAACAATTGCATTCGCACCGTTGTCTTCGATCACAGTCACAAGAATAGAGCTCGTATCAACAGTTGGGTTCGAAAGCACGAACCGCTGTTGCGTGTTTGCAAGATTGACCGAAAACTGGTCAGCGATGTAGACACCTTCGTAAAGCAAAACGCTCTCTGCGATAAATTGGCCGTTGTTGTTCTTCGCATTGACAACCACGTTTTGGTCCGTTGAGAACGTGAACGTGTTGCTGCCAATTCTACTTGTGAACGTAGTGCCCTTGGGTACGAGAAGCGTGCTAGCGTTATTGTTTAGCAAAGGTGTTACGATGATATTTACCTCAGCCGTCGCCGATGTGAAGCTCTTTGGGAGGTAATTAAGTTCTTTCGCGTGCGAGACGATGCTGTCACGGAGCTGCGCGGTGTCGAGGAACATCTCGCTCGCCACCATGTTCGTGTAGTACGCATTGAGGTACGTGTTGTACGACAGCAGGTCCAGCAGCACGTTGATATTGCTGCCCTCAAAGTCCACGTCCTTGAATGACGAGTTCGAGCGGAGGTACGCCTTGAAGTTGTTCTTGATCTCGTCGAAGTTGAGGTTGACGAGACTGATTGATGCATTAGCCATTAACGTACCCGTTCGAGAATCAGGTCTAGGGAGATTGGATCGGGCCTATTTATGATGGAAAACGTGAGTGTTACACCATACGCGTTGTTGTCCGGATCCGCTGAGACGACAATCTCAATCACCTTCACACGCGGCTCGTAGTTCTTGATCGCACTCTCGATCATGTTCTTGATAGCCTGGGCGGTGATTGGAGAGACATCTTCAAACAGCATTTTGTGAACATCGCACCCAAAGTTGTACTGGAACGGACGCTCACCTCGAGCTGTCTTCACGAGGTTGTATAGCGATTGCACAATTGCTTGGTCGTCTGTGAGCTGGACGAGGTCTTTCGACTGCGGCTGGATCGCAAATGACGTAGGGAAGTC